ATGTTTAAAAGAGGCTGAAGAAGATAGTTGGGCTCGTATTGAACTTTGGAGATGGCAGTATGGCCACTTACCTATCATGGGTGAGCTTCGTCCACTTGATATTTCAAAGGCTTTGAATAACCTATCGAAGGCGTTAGAGCGAGGAGAAAGAACTAATTATCCCACACCAATGGGAGTGATAACAATACTTCGTTATGTTGCCAAAATACTACCTGAGGAACTACGTAAGTGAAAAAGAAACGTGGATATTTTACAAATTTCTATAATGTGCCCACGCACACATCATGTGACTATGTTCGAGATAACTACAAAGTACCTGCATGCATAAATCGTAGTATCACACACAAAGGTCGCACAGGTATCATCGTAGCTGATAGGGGTCATTACATCGGTGTAACTTTTGACGATCAAGCATCAAATGTGATTGTCAATGTACATCCTACTGACGATGTTGTATATGGTGGTATAAAGCGACTAAGGACAATGACAAGATCACAACGTAAATATCTTGCTTATCTCGAGGTAGCAGATTGTTATGAAAGCTTCGCACAATACCTTGGCATCAAACCAAAGGGACAGCGTAAGGATCGAAGACAATTGGAATTAGGGTTTTGAAAAATGATACTTATCAAATATGGCGAAGATAATATTGCAGAGATGCGAGATGCAAAAAATATTCCAAACAGGAATGACAAAATCATACTCGCGAAAGAGACACCTCACGGCACTTTGTTTTCTGTAATCGCAATTATATGGGTTCAGAACATGATAACTTTGGATTTCGATGTCCATGTTTACGTAGAGAAACTTACTTAACACATTAAGGACAGCAGCAGAAACAAGCGAGATAAGGTTTGTAGATAATGAGTAAGGACAGTACATGTTTGCAGTTAGCTTATGGAGAGAATATTGATTCTACTCAATTCAACAAACATGCATACACAGTATCGATATACCGATATGAAGATGTAGATATGGTTACCCGGCAGGGTGGGGTGAAAGATGTAATCATACCACTCACGATTAAAGATGTAGGGAAGGCATATGCTTTAGTTACGAAAGAAGGTTTACTTGTGAATGTCCTTCTCTGGTCTGCACTTTCCGGAACACCTGATAATGTAGCAGGGCGTGAATTTTTTTCTGTGTGTGTAAAAATAGGCAATCAATGTGATGTATCGGCTATACTTATGAAGGAGATACGATGAGGATACTAGTAACAGGAGCAGCGGGTTTCATTGGTTATCACGTCACAAAGAGGTTGTTGAATGAAGGACATGACGTTGTGGGCATCGATAACATGAATTCTTATTACACCACTAACCTCAAGCTGGCAAGAATAGATGTGCTCCAAAAAAAGTATCCAAGCTTTTCGTTCCCAAGTCCTGTGTTTCAATTCTTACCAATAAATCTTTTGAATATACACAAATCGCCCTGTCTGACTCTTAAGGAGAAACCTTTTGATTACATAATACACTTAGCTGCACAAGCAGGTGTTCGATATTCAATAGAGAACCCTGATGCATACATTGAGAACAATGTGCAAGCATTCATACACCTTCTGGAGTTCATAAAGGCTACACAATGTAGTTCGCTTAAGCGATTTATCTACGCCTCAAGCTCAAGCGTATACGGTAACAATCAGCCGACGTTTACAGAAAGTATGAATTTATCAGCACAAGCAAATCTCTATGGTGCAACAAAGGTGATGAACGAAATGTGTGCTGAAGCTTACAAATCTCTCTTCTTCACATTCCCATGTATAGGGTTACGCTTCTTCTCTGTATATGGTCCTTGGGGTAGACCTGATATGGCAATGTGGAAGTTTACAAGAGCAATCGATGAGAATAAGCCTTTGGATCTCTACAATGATGGTGACATGTATAGGAATTTCACTTACATCGATGATATTGTAGATGGTGTGATGGGGGCAGTTTTTGCTCCTGATGCAGATGTATATCCTATTTACAATCTTGGGGGTTCAGATCTTGTTTACCTACGTGATGTGGTAGATGAACTTGAGCAGTACTTAGATAAGTCTGCTATAATAAATAGTATGTGCATGCAGCAAGGTGATGTAAGAATAAATGAGGGAAGCACAGCTCGTGCACGAGTAGTGTTTGGATTCAACCCTAAGGTGTCCATATCGCAGGGTTTAGAACGATTTGTAGATTGGTACTTAACAACAGGCCGTAATTTTAACGAAGTTTGGATCTAAAATATAGAAAATAAGGAGTGCAGATATGGTATCTGAAGAGATGAAAGAGACAATCAAGTCATTGTACACAGAAGCTGAAGAGTCGTTTGAAGCTCACAAAGTGCTTATGGACAAAATCAAAGCGCTGCTTGAAGATGATGAGTTTCTCAGCTTGGTGGATGAGGGTGATCCTGAAGTTAAGAACACCTTCGTTCACATCTACAGAGATCCGAGTAAAGTGCCCGTCAGTAAAGCGGTGTCTGCGCTCTCTGCTATCTTTGGTTTGACTTCAGGTTAGCCATTAAAGTTGTATAGATAGAAAGAGGAGATAAGTAGTATGAGTCCGAAACGAAATGCTTTAAGTGTATTATGGATTTGGTTGGCACTTGTTATCGGGAATACGAGTGTAGTATTCTATGCTCGGCAGCTTGAGATTGAGAGTAGGCTATGGCGAGTATTTGCTAACTGCGTCTTAGTCATTGATCTGTCCCTTCTTATCGTCCTACTTCTTGTCATCTTACTTGTTTATTCGTCACCATTTTCCTTTGTCAATGAAGAACCTCCCACCAAGAAAGTGAGATGAGAGATGGATACAGACAACAGATTCAAATCAGACGCTATGCTTGAGTACTTGCTGAAAACATTGAACGGTTTTGTAACAGGTAGCAGAGCATGGGGAGTTGAAAACAAGAGGGGGCCTCCTTGTCGTTTTAATGAGTGCCAAAGCGAGTTTATTCCTAGTGACGTAGACATCGTTGTACGTCAAGACTACTGGAAGGCACAAGACATATCTGCATTCGCTGAAAGCGTAGGATGGGAAGTTACGCAAGGATCACCTTCGCACAGAGGGTATAAGATTACATGTCTTCCACCTGTAGATTATGAATCGACGTTTGATATCATAGTGCTGTGGGGCGATGAGTATAAGGTGTGGTACTTAGCCACACAGATAATGACATTCCTCTGCTCTTTGCCGCATAGCGAAGTGCTATCCCCTAGATTTACTACAGCATTGTATAACAAACGATTTCGTTGTGGCTTCTTTGAGGGGCTGAGGGCGTTGTTGAAATTGGTACTCTGAGGATTTAATATGCAAGATGTAAGATGTCCGTATTGTATGACTGATCAGATGATTAACCACGATGATGGTTATGGATACGATCAGGACGAGATACATCAGCAAGAATGTCGTGCTTGTGGAAAGACGTTCACTTACACTACGTCAATCAGTTTCGATTACGATGTGTATGAAGCACCTTGTCTTAATGGTGGTGAGCACGAGTGGAAACGGGTTTGGCACACACCAAGGCTTTGGCCTGATTGGAAGCGTTGCAAAAATTGTGGTGAAGACGATAAGGGTGAAATAGTCGAAAACGCTGAAGCAATTATAAGAGGAGAGTAATGGCTACTGTATTTGCAATGGTGAAATGCTCCGTAGAAGGACGGATCTTTCCTGTATTCAAACCCGTAGAAGAAGGTGGTGAAGAGTCTTCTGTACAGATGTGGGACTCCAAAGAAGAGGCTGAGAAAGAACTCAGTGAGGATTCGTGTATCAGTAAGTTAGGTTACAAACTATTTGACATGGAGGATTGATATAAAGAAGGTATCAAAACTGTTTAACTTTGCAGACTTCAATGGCTGCGATACATGTGCGAATGAATTTGCAGGTAGTAAATGCCAGGAGTGTAAACATTTTTGGCCAACACAGTGGGTGAAGAGAAAGAAGGGTAGAATGAGATGTCAGAATTAACAAGCGCTGAATATGAAGTTAGTACTACACAGCATGTAGGGGTAGCAGCAACAGTACCAGTGAAAGCTACAGTAGATGATGCATTCACTTTAGGTTGCATTTTGGATGGTGCTATATTTGTTTTTGTTGTAATGTTGATAATTCGGGTTTGTTTCCTTAACTACACTATTGAAATTAACAAAGCTAATATTGCTTTGGCACAAAGAATAATTCAACAATTTAACAGCACCTCCGTCGACTCCGAAAAAGCTATCAACAGTTGCCATTCTAGTTTAAGTGAAACTATTACTCGCAATAAGCTTTTTGAAGCTAATTGGCGTGAATCTATGCTCAATATATCTCAAGAAGTGAAAGCGTTGAAAAGCTACGTACACGATCACCTTAAAACCAGACTTTCGTGTATTGAGAAGAATTGTCAACAAGAAAAATGTGATCATGATTTTCCTCATAGCTTTGTTCATAACGCGAAAGTAATAGTAAAACCGTATGAAGAAATTTGCACGTACTGCGGTAAAGTACTCGCGTCATTCGGAACAAAAGTAGAGATGATTACCACTCAACTTGAGTTTGCTAAAGCGCAAGCAATTAAAGAAGCAATATCTCCCCCTCAACATAGATCAAAAGACGCGTAGTAATTCGTATAACTTAATGTCACGAGTCGGGTTACCTGTTACAATGAGCTTAGCGATGGCAATGGCGTTCCCTGAAGATCAACTTATATGTCCTAATTGTGGTTGTAAAATAGACGCCACGTGTGCCTGTTGTGGATCCGATCTAAGTTGTACTCGATCTAAACGTGCTGCTGTTAACATTGTAGCATCCTTTCTACTATTCCTTTGGCTGATTACAACAATCATTTGCTGGTTGTTTGATTGTCAACATCGTTCAATTTATGATTTGCTTTACGCACAATGGGACTTCGTAAAAGGATTATTTCAATGGTAGATCATATTCTTGTTGCTCAAGGTATCAAATTACTTCAAAGCGGTCACGTGTTGTACCTTGAGGAAGACAAGACTATAATTTATGATCAGGATACAAAAGAAGAGTTGTTGAATTTTGATACAGAAAACGCTACTGCATTGCGTACACTTTTACGACTCGACCCTCAAAGTTGTATAAGGGTTAACAAAGGTGAGAATAATGGATTTAGGGCCACATCTTAATTTTCTTTTCAAGAAGAAGTATGCCAAATCAAGACGGAAGAGATCTGCATCTTTGCTTTACTTGTTTGCTAGTTTACTCTGGATTTTGCTAATTGGTGATATCATTTTTAAGTTTCCTTTGTATCGACTTATCGTTCTTTGGGTAGGACGAGTTAGTGTTTGTCTCTTCGCTATGGTGTATTCGATAACAGCTTTTGAAAAGGATTAAAGACTGAGGGTGTCACTAACAAAAATGAGCGTCACATACTCATCAAATACTAATTCGACACCCTCAGTCCTCATTTATTATGAAAATGCTAATTACATATGAAAGCGGAATGCTTCCAGCTCTGCTTGAAGCTCTCAAAGAATTCAGGCTAGAAGTTGACGAGATACGAGATACAGCTAATCACAGAGGTGTTTTTGTTAATGGCACTGAAGAGCAGAAGTTGAAGTTGGAAGACTTAGCATACGTCGTTAATGTAGCCAGAGTGGTTCTGGATACAGGGTATGTCCCTCCAGAGCCTTCAGCTATTGATGAGACTGTAACTCCAGCTACTGATGAGCCACCTCTTCAAACGCTCTCATTTACTAATAATGAATTGCAGCAGTTTACCGACCTCATCTGCTTGCTCAAAAAGAAGCTTGATGATACGATCGGAATACCGAAAGAGATACTAAATGGCTAAACGATATCCATGTCCTCATTGTGACCGCGATTTTGCACTGCCTGGACACTTGGGCAGACATATGAAAGCGAAACACCCCGCCCCTCCTGACCAGGGTAACCCCAAACAAAACGAGTCTGACAAGAAGAAGACAGAGAAGATTGATCCCAGAGCAGTCAATACAATAACAAAAGAGGCTGCCGCAAAGTCCACTACTGGTGAGTTGGAGTGTCCTTTTTGCAAAGCAAAATACAAATCTCAGTCTGCATTACATGTTCACATTCAGAATAAGCACAAAACAGAAGCGAATCTCACTTCACATAATCTTATAAAGGTGTTGGAAAGTAAGAAAACTGTGAGTGATATGCTTGTTGCTGTCTCTGAGTGGATACAAAGTGGGAATATGTATTCAGAAACTTTGCCTGTACAAGTTGTAAATTTCCTTAGAAAAGAAGATGCGAGACTTCAGTTAGCATTGAGAATGATTGCTATACTCAAGGTGCAGAGAGTATTGGATCTCAACACTAAAGTAACTGATCTGGATTCACTCTATCGAGAGAAGATGAATAAACCAGAGTGGCGTGATCAAGTTGATCTTGATGAACTTGCTCGACGTATTGATTTCTTACACAACAATATGAGAGACGAGTTGGCGTTCTTGAAAGAGATATCGCAACTCAATCAGATTGATTTGGCAGGTGTTATTGATAAGTTGACACAGGCTTTTGGTACAGCAGCGTTTGATGGAAAGGCAACAGGTGTAGTGAATACGCCGTCAGGTGTTCGGTTACCTGAGTCGGCGCCAGAGCGTGAATTGTTACGTAGACTCATAACAAACTTAGCATTGGATGATTATGTCGATGAACTTGGCGGAGGAGCTAGCGAGATTACCGCCGAATCTGAGACAGACAATGACGGAAATAGTTGACGAAGTTAGGCGTACTGGAAATCTAAACATCATCAATGATTTGTACGCAGTCGACTATGATCGCATTCCTGTCTCACCTTCGGAGTTTCTTAATGGAGAGTACTATATTGGTAGCTCCGTGAAGTATCTCGCTGATGCTTGGAAAAAAGAATTTGATCTTATCTTTGCCCCTGACAGCAAGATTACAACACTTGTTTTGACGGGTGCTATTGGTACAGGTAAGACTACGTTCGCTAGTGTGTGCGTAGCAAGAAAGATATTCGAATTATCCTGCCTCAAAGATCCTGCGCAGTTCTTTGGGTTGTTACCGAAGACGAAGATCGTGTTTGGTATGTATAACATAACGTTAGACAAAGCAGGTGACATATCGCAGCTCATTGCTAACTATGTTGATACCAGTCCTTACTTTCAAGAGAATTGTCAACGAAAGATAAGACCTCAGTTTCCTATTACATTCCCCTCAAAGAACATTGAGATATCAGAGGGCAGTCTGGCATCACATTCCCTTGGTGATAACGTGTTGGTTTTCGTAATTGATGAGGCGAACTTCTACAAGAAGTCAGGGCAGCTAGAGAATCCATTAGCGTACACTAGGGCGCATGAGCTATTTAACTCAGCTAGAACACGTCTTGTATCTCGATTCAAACGATTTGGCAAGGTGCCTGGTCTTGTTATCCTAATATCGTCGAAGAAGTTTCAGTCGAGTTTTTTGGATCAGTTTTTAGAGAAAGTAGAGAAGATCCCAGAGCTTGCAGAGACAACAAGAATTATAGACTTTGCATTGTGGCAAACAAAAGATCCAAAGAACTATTGTGGCCAATCATTTGAAGTCTTGGTAGGATCTGAACAATACGATTCCAGAGTACTTGAAGAAGATGAGATCATTCCGGAAGATTGTGAGACTGTAAGGGTCCCAACTGAGCATTACGAAGACTTCCTACTTGATACAGATCTTGCCTTACGTGATATTGCAGGAGTGTCTACATCAGGTGCAAAAGCGTTCTTCCCTGCAAAGAGCAGATTGTTTCAGTGTGTCGATAAAACTAGGCAGCATCCGTTCACAAAGCTGTCAATAACACTACCCTTCAACAAAGAAGTGAGTGATCCAGGTGACGTGATAGGGACTATTTTCAATCACAAAGCTGTATGTACAATAATACATTCAAAGTGGGTTCCATTAGTAAACCCAGAGAAACAGCGATATGTGCATATTGATATTGCTTATTCACAAGAGACGTTAGGTTTTTGTATGGGCCATAGTGTTACATTACCAAATGAGAAGTTGGGTGTCTATATTGATTTGATGCTCAGGGTCAAGCCACCAGTAATTGGTGAGATAGATTTGACTTGCCCTATCCTATTCTTGATGACGTTGAGGGATTATGGATTTAACATTGCAAAGGTTACGTTTGATCAATTTCAATCTCGTTTACCTATTCAGCATTTGGCTCGAGCAGGATTTAATCCAGAATTACTAAGTGCAAATTTGGCGATATGTAATCACGCAAAGATTTGTATCAACGAGCAGCGAGTGAGTATGTATCATTATCAGCCATTTTTACAGGAAGCAGGTAACCTACAAAAAGGTGACGAAGGTGATAGACCACATCATCCTCTAGGGGAAACAGATGATGTATGGGATGCAGTAGCAAGTGTTATCAGTCAATGCTACAAGGTTGAGCATGCAGTGAAGACATTTTCAAATAAGATGGCAATACATTCTATTCAACCAAGAAACATCGGGACGCTTGTTGTGTCCACAAATGCATCACATGGTCAAGATGAATTTAGTATACATTGAAACAATTGAAACAATTGAAAAGAGTTGATAGCATAACAGCGTATCAGTATAACGTGTATTATGGACAAAGTCTTGGATACTAATCAAACCCTGCAGAGCATTTACTTAGCAAAGGGCAATATTCATGCTCCACATTCAACCATTTAATATTCTCAGAAGTATTTTCACTCGAACAGATCAGCGAGGTAAGCCTTCACAACTTCAGATGCCAAAAGGCTTAGAGAATTTCGCTAAAATGTTAGCGGATCCTTTCGATATCTACGCTTCCTGGTATGGAAGTAAGATGTCGTTGATGAGAGATCGATATCAGTTGTACAATGAATACGACTTGATGGATGAAGATGACATGATTGTTTCCGTGTTAGATTTGTACGCAGAAGATGCTACACAACGGGACATGTCTTCAAACAAAACTATCTGGTTTGAATCAGAGAGTGCAGAGGTTGAGAAGATTGGAAACGCGATGCTCGAAGACATCGGCACAGAAGACAAAATATTTTCTATTGCAAGAGAATTGGTAAAGTATGGTGATTCTTTTTCCGCGTTACTTCAGACAATAACAGATCAAGGTATGCCTGGTAAAGTTGTAGGGGTAATACCTGCTAATCCTCACGTTATGTCTCGTATTGAAGATACGAAAGGTACACTTACAGGTTTCAGAGTAGCTCCTATTGCGCAATCTGTTCAGTATATGGATAAGACTTCAAAAAATACAGACCAAGCTCCTGACATTGATCCACCTTGGTGCTTTGTACATTTTAGGCTTCTTGGCAAGGATAGACGTAATATGTATGGCAGTTCATTCCTTCTACCTGCTCGTCGCCCTTATAGACGCTTTAGAATGGCAGAGGATGCACTCGTTCTTTACAGGCTAAAGCGGGCTCCTGATCGCCTAGTCCTATCTGTAAAGGGTTTGGATGGAATGTCGCCTGAAGATAGAGCTACTGCAATTAGACGAATACGACAAGAGCTAAGGAAGAATGCAGGTATTGATACAAGTACGGATCAGACAAAACAAGATGTTAATCCCCTCTCAGTCGATGAAGATTTGATTGTTGATGAAAGTGCAATATCTGTAACCAAACTTAATGGATCGTCTCAAGTGAATGGGGTCACAGATGTAGATTTTATCAGGAAGCGATTATTTGGAGCTTTGAAAGTACCAGCGGATTACATGGGGTTTGATGATGCAAAGAGTGGTTGGGTATCTAACACGACACTCAGCTATCAGGATATCAATTTTGCTCGCATGGAGAAACGATTACAAACTTCTATTATGGAAGGGTTCTCATTGATGCTTCAAATCAATTTGAGCTGGCAGGGTATAGATCCGTCTGCCCCAGGGAATCGTTTCACAGTCCACATGAATCCTGTATCGGCACTCGATGAAACACAAAGGCTTGAAGTAGAGAAGGTCAGGCTCGATACAATAAATATTCTCAATGAAATTGGTAAATCTTTGGGTTTAGAGACAGAAGAATGGAGAGCGTATATACTTTCCCGCAGTAGGATACCCACACATCTACTTAGGAAAAATGGCACTGGTGAAGTATCGACGATTCTGAAGGGTGAGATTCCTGTTGAAAGTAAAACAATTTCTGAAGCAAAAGAGATTGAAATCAATTCCTTATTGGAATCTAAGTTGGAGCCAGATGCAAAACATGCTCTATATGATGCGATAACAAAAATACCGTCATTGTTTTCGACTAATGCAATTCCAAATACATTCAAAAGTCAGAATTCACTTTCAGTCACAGAGCGTAATCTTATGGAGAGAATTCTTACTGAGCGACAGCTACCAATAGAAGGTCGTACATATACTCCAATTGAAGATAAAGCTAATTTGATGCGAGCTACAGTTTCGTATTTAACTGAAGGAAAAAAGAAATCTGAAGAAGGAGAAACAGGTGATGAATAGACTGACTGAAGATTTGCCGAGTTCCGGCCAAACAGCACACGTGTGTAATTGGCAAATGATAAAAGAGAATGCTGACGGCACACTTGTGCTGGCTTGCACGCACGAAGGTTGTGCAAAAACCAAACTTGCAAACAAACCTGAACTGAAAGAAAGCAAAGGGAGTAAACCCCTGCTTTTTGGTTGATATGACACCTGTAGAAAAACTCATATTAGAATCGACACTTGAGAGTCTTGAAGAGCGAATTGAGGAGGTTGCGTTAGCTGCAGCCGATACTGAATTTGATATTGATGAAATCAAACAGGACTTTGAAAGATTGAAAGAAGATTTATCCGCTGGTGATTGGGGAAGATTCGGTATTATCACAGGTGTGCTGTGGAATAAGCTTGACTCAATGCTCACTGCTATCAAAGACAGTAATCGTAGTCTTCAAGATATTGTCAAGAACACATCTCGAAAATGATTCACTTCGTAAAGTTGTATTAAGTTTAAAGGAGAAGTTTGTGGATCGCAAAAGTTGTGTATATTGTAAGCTGCTTGAAAAGTTAACAAATCGTCGTTTCTATTTTGAATCAGACCATTTCGTAGTCGTTGAAAATCTCTTCACGATGTCTCCAATCTTGGTGTCTACAAAACATGAATGCCTTGGGATACCAGTACAAGCTTTCCAAGTGATTTCTAACATCGCTACAAAGCTGTATGGAAAAGATTACAGTTTTTTGGTTACAAAACCAGAAGAACCTCATTACGCTATAAAGGTGGTGCAGCTGTCTTCTGAAACCGACCTTCTTCCTAATTCCCCTCCTATCCCAGAGCTTGAAATTACATTTTAACACAGTTCACAGCTCTACTTTTTACAAATTACTTGAACTATTTTAGTCTCAGCGTGGTTGTTAGTACTACTTTATTGACACAGATGGTTTACAGTCGCGTCTTCTGGGCGCGCGGATTGAAACACGTTAACAATAACAGAAGGGTAAAACAACATGTCAAAGCAAAGTAGAATGAGTGTATTTGCCGGTTTTGCGGCAAGCAAATGGGTATGCCTGTGTGAAAGAGTCGAGCCTGCTAATGCAGTGGTTTGGACGTATCACGGCATAGATCTGTTTCTCTCCGCTAATCATCTTAATACGGCTAATGTTGAGGTCGCTATTCAGGATAGCATAGACGGAACGACCTGGACGACTCGTTGGATTAGCACCGCGGCAATCGTCCCCGGTGGAGAGCAAAGCATTGCCGCTTATTTCAGCGGTACGCATGTTCGAGTCCTCGTGTATTCGACCGGTACCGGTCGTATCGATGGTACTGTGAACGTTCCCGAAGAGCAGGGTCTTGCCGCTCTTGACGTTTCCAATCCTACCTGCCAGACCTATTGCGAAGTTGCCGCAGAGAGCTAAGCTTAGTCTTTGTTACGCGTCGCATAGTTACGGTTTAGTGGCTGTCGGTTGATATTGCCGATAAGTGCTAAACCGTAACTTGCCTAAAAATTACCTAAATACATGTCACTGAATTTGTGATAAAACTGTATTACACAGTTAATGTTCACACTTTATCAATGAGGTTCTATAACATGAAGCGTAATATTTTTTCACGATTTGCTCCGTTGTTAATTCTAGGTTCTGTAGCAGTAATGTGTCTTGGGGCATACAAATATATTCTTGAGCTGGAACAAGATAAGTTTATTGATACTGCTTCAGGCGATACAGCAGTGCGGGCTGTGTTGTATACGGCCGGCGCAGGTTCTCCTACTGGCTCATTGACACAATTAGAGCAAAGAAAGTTTACAAATACAATAGGAGGGGACGTTGCTATCAGGATTGTTTTGCCTGATAGTACATATACTACAGGGACGCCTGTATACGTTGAATCAGATCCAGTTTGGTCGGCTGCAAGTAGCTTTTATTTAACAATACTTTCTGCGGCTTCAACATATGCAACTGGAACTCCGGTGTATGCTGAGTCAGATCCAGTGTGGAGTGCGGATAAAAGTAACTATGTAAAAACAAATGAGACTTTACCTACAAGTATGTTTCCAGATTGCGTGAATTATTACTACGTCAGTCCGTGTGGTGATGAGGCCAATTCAGGGCTTAATGAAAACAAACCGAAGCTCACCATTCAAGCGGCTGGTGATGAGGGTATCTATATTGGATCACGGTACAACCAGACAGCGGAAGGCATTCACGGTTTTATTCAGGACGTACGAATCTACAATAAAGCGTGGACTGCAGACAAAACGCTCAACGAGTACGAGCAGGGTCGATTGAGTTTCAAGCATTGAGAGGATTTCAACAATGGCCGAACACGACTACGAACGAGATATCAAGGATTGAATAATGAATATAGCTTTTTGGAACCATTACAGCCAACAAACTCTTTGTGATCATTTTAGTAATTTAATTTTAGACCTCATCCCAATAGCTCTTTGTATTGTAATTTTACTATTAAGCAGAAAAAGAACATCCAGTCTAACTTACCCCAAAGTTTAGCGCGTAATAGTATTACCAATTGATACTATAAGGAGACTCGGCGTGATTTTCTACATGGACCGCGACAATCAGAAGCTCGTTGCTAATATTCGTAACTCACAGCAAGTAACGGGTGTGAATTGGGTTCTTAGAGATATCTTTCCCGCTAAGCTTTACTACTTGGTACCCGCTGTTTCCTCTTTATCTTCGCCTTATGACGTATCTGCACTTGACGCAGGACAAGCACTTAAGTTTGGTGTGAAAGTTTCTGCTGATCCAGGAGCAGCTACTTTCCTTGTCGAAGCCATGAGTTGGGTACAAGTAGGCACAGGTACATCGCTGCATTACGAAGCTGAAATTTCTTTGAACACTGTTGATCTGATTGCAGCGATAGGGTCAGATCCGTCAATAACGCTAACAGGTGAATTCACCGTACGCCACACAGATAATTCAGATCGATTTAGTACGCAGTTTTCTGTTGTAATCAATCAAGACTACATTCGAGGTACAGAATCCCCCCCTGCCGCTTCTACACCTACAATGTGGTCTTGGTATACAGATGCTGATGGTATTTCAAGAGCTCGAGGCGTAAATGCGAATGGCGAGACAGTCGCAGACCTTGCACCAATATAAGAGGGTAATATGAATCTTCGTAGTTTTTCTTTTGCAGTACTTGGCAGTTTATTGCTACTGTGTGCATCTTTCCGAAGTGTAGAAGCAGATCGATATACAGATTTGAATAATGTACGTTTTTGGGGGAGTGTAACTACAGGAGCTTGGTCTTACGTAGACGGAATCTCTGCTAATCTTACAAATGATGCAACGTACGGTACGTATTCAAATGGTGCTTACGCTTTCGAATATCGTCTTCAAGCAACAAATGGTGCTGGAGCTATTGCTATATCGACTAACATAGCTATTTCTTTTACGGGTAACGCGACAACAAACGCTGTACACTTGCGTTGGACTAGGTACGACCGTATAAGTGCTTACTTCGTTTCTAAATCGTATGACGCCGGCGTAAACTGGACAAATTACTATCGTCTAGGCGCTGATGTAACACAGTTATTTGATTACGCGTATACGGATTGGACAGACGGATCAAATACATTTTCAAGTATACCAAGTTCAACGTACCCATGGGCTAGTTTAGACGTTGTCCCAACAAATACAGACGAACTTCCAGAGGGGCTTACAAACTTCTATTTTACTGATGCCCATCTCCTTATAAGTGCGCCCTTTATAAGTTTGTCTAACATAGTGTTTGATCTTAGCAATTTCGCCGATACAAATCGGATTTGGATCGGCGTTATATCAAATCAAGTAGTTGCCAACTCCGGGGCCATTGACACAAATCAGACCAATATCGGAATCAACTCCGGGGCCATTGACACAAATCAGACCAATATCGGAATCAACTCCGGGGCCATTGACACAAATCAGACCAATATCGGAATCAACTCCGGGGCCATTGACACAAATCAGACAACAATTGCGGTGCACGCTTCGCGTATAATCTCATATTACTCGTTCGTGGATTCATCGACGAACTACCTTTATTTCACAAATAACATATTGTATTATTGTGATACCAATAGTGGCGGATCGGGTGTTGCAACGGCACAATCGCCTATGACTAACACAGTTGATGCAGATTCCCACGGATTCTCTAATGTAACTTCTATCGTATTTACCAATGCTAATGGGACAGTGGATGATTGGTATGTGTTCACTCATTCAGCGGCAGGTGCTATAGCAATTGGGCAAAGCGAAGATGTCAATAAAGCTATGTTTTATCTTGCTCCGAAAGGAGGAGGGAGTATTGGTTCGAACGATTATTCACAGACATTTGAATTCAAAGAGAATGTAAATGTTTTGGGTGATTTGAATGTTAGTAGTAATCTAATTGTTGATGGCATTTTGAGTGGGAATGGGTCTGGTCTGACTAACTCCCGACCGTATCAAAAGTTTACAACACTCTTGACTCCCGATGAGGGGGGAACCTGTACCGTGACGTATGCTATGGGAAGTTTGATAGGCATCTACGCTTTGACAAATATGACAATCGCTTTTGATTCATCTGGGTATGCGACAAGCGGAGTATCGAGAGTAGGTGTAGAAATATGGGCATGGACCAACGAGATTGCGTTTGATTCCACAACTATTACGAATGCAACAGCACCTACTGTCCTAAGTAATGATTGGACTTCTATGTTCTTTAGACGGGCTGGGGATAAGTTATGGAAAGGGCGCGATTAAATGAAATTGAAGTACTTGATATTATCGTTGTTTTTGGTAGGCAATCTTTGTGCAGTTGATTTCGAAGCTGTTAGTGTCTGGCCCACTGTCTTGTATGCCGAGGGAAAACAGTTCATAAATCCAAGTGCAGAGACGTGTACAAAAGCAGGATACAAGCTGTTACGAGCAGAACCCGCTACTCCTGTAGGGTCGTGTATAGCAACCAGAGAAGTCATCCAAGATCCAGAGGACGCAACCCGTGCAATAGTGGTTTTGACTTTTATGGATATCCCCCAGCTCGTACCTGTAGCACCTACGGTAATCACAAATGTTTCACCCGACCGGGTTGTTTTCAGATTTACTGACAAAGGTGCATTTCAAGAAGTGGTTTGGGTGGATGCGCCTGACACAAATACTGCAGTCATTAAGTAGATAACGCCATGAATAGACGTATAAATATGTTTTTCCGATTTTTGACTATTTCAGGAGTTTTGGTCTCAGGTGCCCTTGCAAATAACTGGGGTCAGTTCGATGAGTTTTATTTCAAAAAGCCTGCCCAGGCCGGAGGTGTTACTGTCACTCAATTAGTCTGGGAAGCGTTTGCAGGTTTTCCAGCTACTGTCAGATTAGGATCTTGCGGTACATATAGCAACAAACTTTATTATATTGGTTCAGCTACTGGTAGTGATACTACTACGAATGCTCATGTGTTTGATGGCACAGCATGGACATACACTAAAGGTGTTGTGGCTCTGGCAGGGGCCAACGCTACAGCACTCCACAATGGTTTATTGTGGGAAATCGCGATATCTCAAGGGTTCGCTTGGAATGGCACAGATTGGTTGACCACAAATAACGCGGGTGCTGTTGCTTTGCCTGCACTCGGTGAAGTTACAGGCACGTTATACTGTATGGGTGGTGGGAGAACTGATATTTATAGATTTGATGAAACGAATTGGGTGGATACTGGATTCGACGTCCCCATAGTGGGTAACTATTCGGGTGGATTTGTGATATCAAATAAACTTTACTATATCCCAAGTTACTCTGCTGGGTATCTTACAAATGTTTACAGTTTTGATGGAGCAACGGTAGCGGCAGTAGCTGGTCTCCCTCATGCTCAAACGTGGATGTCTCCTGCAGCTGCTGGTGGAAACGGATATTGGGCAGGTGGGTCTGATAGTGGGAATATGACAAATGTATTACGGTTCAATGGGACAGTCTGGACATATGAGGCTGGATTGCCGATCGCTATGTATCAAACGGCCGTTGGTGTTCTTGGGGACTACATCTATGTTGTAGGAGGAGCAATGACAAATGTATATAGAAGCAAATGGATAGGAGCACCAGAATGACACTAATAACAAGATATACATCTCTAATCTTCTCTTTAGTTTTACTAACAAGCTGCTCTACCCCAAACTCACAACCAAAAACAGTAGCAACCAATTTTTTATGGGACAACGCTTCGTTCTCTACGCATTACTACCTGAGCGATACGATAGATGACGGTACTCGTGGTTACATGGTGTCTCGCTTAAAAGAACAAGGTTATCGATCGATTTTCATATACTTCTGTAATGAAGGTGATTATGGTAGAAAGACTGTTAGTTGTTTTGACGGTACAGTCCTCTACAGTGCTATCAGCGAAGCAAAGCTACAAGTTTGGGATTCCCGCCTCAAAGACCTCCACGAAGACAAAGATATGTGGATTGTAGGATGGTTGTTTGCAGACGATTCCAACAACATACGAAAAGCATTTCACAGTAATAGAGCAGCAGTTAAAGCATTCATTGACGTAATAGTACCTCGATATGAGAAGTACGTCACGCATTGGGTTCTATGTTTGGAAGCTGATGAGATAGACAATGACGCAGCTGTAAACGAAATCGGAGCATACCTACAGAGTGTCGCAAGTAAGCCTGTAGGTATTCATCAAACAAGTGGTAGATGGAATATGGGCCATTGGTCTTGGGTGGACTTCATGTGTGTGCAGTATGGTTTTGGATCAGATAATCATACTCAAAGTCCCGTTGTAGTTCATAACATGACACAAAGAGCAAAGAACGAACTACAGAAACCCATTTGGGCTACAGAGTATTCCAGATATGGTGATTCAGATAGAGCAAAAACAGCAGGCGATGCTGCAGTAGGTATTGCTGATGGCTTCGGTAACGGTGTGGATTCAAATTTAATAGAACAGTGAGGTAGTAATGGGTTCAGAAAATTGCAAAACTGAGGTGCTAGACGTATGTGAGCAACGCTTCAAGCAAGGCGAGCAGAGGTTCAAAAGTTTAGACTCTTCAATAAATCTTATGAATGTTAATTTGCAATCCACACACAACGAAGTGCAAAAGATATCAACAAAGCTTGAAGTTTATTGTGCTACGAATCAAACGATTATTGAGAATATGTCAACTGTATCTAAAAAACATGATAAGGCACTATTTGGTAATAACGGCGATGAGGGAATTAAATTGATTCTCTCAAAACTTATCGATAGAGAGAAACGAAAAGATAAATACTCATTCTTTTTCATCTCAGCTATTCTGTTGCTCGTTGTCACAACGCTCTTTGGATCACTAATGTCGATGTATACATGGTACAATGAGCAAAAGATATCTCGTAAAATTGATAATTCACAAACTTCAATATTTCCAAATTCAAACGCAGCTGTAGGACCATGAAGATTGAATCAATACTCGACCCTAAGCAGACTACATTTAGTCCTGCTATTTTTCTAGCTTCTGAAGGAGACGAAACTCCAATCTTAAGAGATGATATCCGACAACAGATTTTGAGTCTAGCAGCTCAATGGTCAAAGTATGGTAGGATACTTGAGATTTACATTATTGGAGGGATCTTAACAAAGCAGTACACAGATACGTCTGATGTTGATGTTACTGTACTGTTACGCCCATTCAACGAAGCGAGTTTAGAGAACGCGAAACATGAAGCTTTCAATTCTGTCGATACTTACATGGCAGGCACATCAGCTCATCCAATCAATGTGTTTGTACGAGAAACATACAGTTTTGAAAACGCTGATGTTGTATACGATATTTTGCGAAGTGATTGGGTTAAGCACACAGAATTGGCTGACTTGTCTTCAAAGCTATTAGGATTGTACCATACGCAGTTTCAAGACGTTTTGAAATCAATCGATACGGCAAAAGATGAGTTATCTTCAGATTTGATTTCTTACGATAAGATACAGAATTTGAACAAAAACGATGTATCGAAATTGTCTAAGCAGTTGGAAACAAAGCTGGCTGATATAGATGATGATGTAAAGCAGTTAGTCAATACATACAATGTTGTGCATGCTTTACGAAAATCAATTTTTGATAAGTCGATGACCCTAGATCAAATCAAAACTTACCGCAGCAAAAATCTGCTGCCAGAGAATATTCTGTATAAGCTGCTTGAGAAATATCATTACACCCAATTCCTCAGTCAGCTCAAAAAGGTTTTGAAAGATGCTGATGGTGCAATTGATACACCAGACGAGATTGAAGAGTTGAAGAAGCTTTTCACAAATGTCGATTTTGAAGAATTTACAGTTGAAATGACATCGTCTGGGGCAGCAGGTGGTTTTGCAGTCCCCATTGGTACAAAGATTTCACGTAGAAAAAGAAAAAAGAAGAGAAGAGATCAAACAGTTGTTGCTTCTCTGTATAACGTTTGAAATAAGGAGTTATTGTTATGCAAGTAAGTTACGGTTTCTACGGTACCAGATTAGTTGTTAATATCACTGTGTATGACCCCATATTGCTTCAGGCTATAGATCCTATTGTGGCTACTGCATCATTTTACACGATCGATGGTACCGGTGCTTTTGTAGCACATCCCACATTCGGACCTATTGCACTTGCAAGGATTGGAGCAGAAGTAGGTTTTTGGGGTGGAACTGAAGTTGTTGGTGATGTCAATACGGCAGCGTTGGTCATGTATATTACAGCGACAGTCGGTGGTCAAGATAGAATTGCTGTATGCGATTTTGGTAAGAAAGAATTTTCATCCGTTCCTGGGATAGTAATAACGCCAGGTGTAACAGTTGACACAGAGATGTAGAGGTAATAAATGAAAGACACTATCGAAGCGTTGCAGATACAACCTACTGGTAAAAAGATAGTTGAAGCAGATAAGCCGCGTCAGTCTACCAGACCCTTAGCAGTCCATTCTAGAGCAGCAGATGAATACTTGGAGCTTCGCTCTGCACAGGCAGAAATGGAACGTCAAGCTGGAGCAATCTTGGCGATGGCAGCAGATAAGGCAAGACTTGCTGGTACACTTGAGCGAGATTTGATGGGTTACGCACAAGAGTATAAGGACAGGACTATCAGAACAAAGAAAATTCTTATGCAGCTTGAAACCGTTCCTCCGCATATGTCAAAAACACCTACTTGGACAGCTTTTAGGGAGTGGGCATTCAAAAAGTTTGGTGCAATTTCAAAGGACATGGAAAAAGAAGCGCGTGAGTTTCTTGAATCGACAAAGAGAGAAGTACCTGGTTCTGACGTTCTTAATTGGGCAGAATTGAGGGGTGAGTCAATTATGGGCTCGGCTTGGAAGCATTTCAAATTGATGCTCACAAAGCTAAAGAATATGGCAACCAAATCAGATACAGAGATTAGTAAGCTTGAAGCTGGTATGGCAAAACTGGATGTTTTGCAAAAAGAAGATAAAGCGAATGTAACCGAAGACGAATACGACGACGAAGCCGAAAATGTAGATAAAGCCACAAAAAAAATATGCGTCTTCTGATGGTTGGAATAAAGAGGAATTTGATGATAACGGCTTGTCGGATGTGTTAGATACTGCAAGTCAAATAAAGTACGAAATTGATTCGGCTCAGCGGGGGACGTATATAAAAGGTGGTACTATTAACGATTTACTAACAGCACTTGACGGTCTTAGGCATAATTTGGACGCTGTAACTAATAGTATAGAAGAATATATCGAAAGTATGGAAGACTAGGCTATGCCACAATCATTTGTTCCAACTCAATCGTATAACGATCTGCAAGAGGCAGCGAAACGAGCAGCAAAAACTACTCGTAAGAAGAAGCTTGTCTCTAAGTTGAACAAATCTACACCTATAAAGCGAAGTAAAACTCCGCGACGAATTAACACAAAGTCTTTGGCACAAAAGTTGTCTGCTGAAAAACGTTGGTTGCACGAACCTGTTGTTAGAAAGAAAATGAAAACAAAGGTTTCAAAGAAGAGCAAACCGATGTATTCGAAGTCGTTGTTATCGCACCCGCTGCCTAGTCCTACATTTTCATTGCATCAGGCGCCTGTAGGAGGATCTGCAGAAGGTGTTTCGTTGATTCCTGTTGTGTCTAGTAATGTCGCTGCGTATGGTTATAATGATCAGAAACAAAATCTTTACGTTCAGTTCTTTGACGGTTCGATTTACAAGTACGATGATGTCCCAGAGGATATCTGGACATTGTTTCAGACAGCTTCAAGTAAAGGCAAGTTTGTATGGACAGACATACGGGATGTCTATTCGTATACAAAAATACAATAAGGAGTGAAATGGCGATGACTTTCTGGAGTAATTTTGGTATTATAGGTTCTTTTGCAGAAAAAATAGTATCGTTGCTTTCTGAATTCGTAACAGATAAAGACAAAGCAAAAGAACTTGAAACAAAGATAATTGAGTTGACCACCGTTGCTTATTCTCAGATAACGGAATGGCGTGCAAAACTCCTATCTGAAGCGTTGACAAAAGGTTCTATGCTTGAGCGGAATATGCGGGCAATTATCACGATTTTTGTTTTAGGCGGGCCTATTTTCTGTGCGTACGTGATACTTCCTATCACTCACGCCTTTTACATACCGTCTCGAGCGATCTCGCTCGAAATACCTTGGTATCTATGGGCCCTTCTACTTATAGGGTATACAGGTTACTTACCTACTCCGGAAGTAATGAATTTGTTTATGAAAAAGATAGCAGAAGCGAAAGCATCAAATCTGAACCAGGAGGCAGAAAATGGCAACGAAAAATAATGTAGATAACACAAGCAACGTTTTAATGACCCGCGGAGTTAAGACTTCGGAATTCTGGACATGCTTAGCAACAAATGTTGGAGGGTTGCTTACTGCTGTGATAGGTCTGCTCGTTATGTTTGGTAAAGTCTCTCCTGAAAACAGTGGAAAACTCACTACGTATGTTGTTACGATTTCGGGGATAGTCGTAAGTTTGGTTTCCTCATTCGTGTATACGTATTTTAGAACTAAGGTAAAAACAAACACACAAAATAGTACACCATAATATGGTCCTTTTTGTTTGGAGATTATACAATGACTACACCTATTGATCCTTCGGTTAGCGCAATGATGGAGACGTACTTTAGTGAGAACTTGCCTGGTCCTTCGACAAGTGATAATGAAATAGAGATTGTAGCAATCGTAAACTCGCCGAAAGTACAACCAAGGGGCTCATGGCTATCTTAGCTCCAAATGGCATCGAGCCTAAGGAGCTACACGAAGCAGCTAAAACAGAAACTAAGCAGATTGTTGAAGGTGGTGTAGACAACGTAGCGAGATTGCACAAGCTCTTCGATACAGAATGGGCAGAAAAACCTGTCACCGCATTTATCGATATTGCAAAATCTAGCATACCTGGCAATATGATGTCAAAATTGGAAAGCGGAGATTTGACAGAGGACGAAGCAAAGAAAGTATTCAGTTACGTAAATCGTCTATATCGAACGAATGAGCGAAAGTTGATCGATGAAGGATCACAAGATTTTCTATCCATATTTGAATCGATGCGAGTGACGGAAGCTGCAGTACAAGATTGGGTTACGTCAAAAATCAATTCTGAGCTAGTATCACTTGGTGTAGCGCAGGAGAATTGGGCTTCGATTGAAGATGCAATCTTTTCTGCTCTGCTTAGCGGTAAAGTTGGTGACGGCACCACTTCAGACGAGACATCTGCAGCTATATCAGATATGGTGAATCAATTGGCACCTGTCCAAGTATCGGCTACGGTTGTGGCTACAGCAGGTTCTGATGACACCGCACAAGCAATACCAACAGCCGATGTGGGGATTCAGTCTCCTGATAGTGTAGTTGCTGTAGAACCGTCTGATGATTTTGAGCCAGAACCTGACGATGAGCCTGGGGACATGGCACCGGAAGACGATGACGAGCCTGGAGACATGGGACCTGAGGACATGGGACCTGAGGACGGGCCTGAGGACATGGGACCTGAGGACATGGGACCTGAGGACGAGCCTGAGGACATGGGACCTGAGGACGGGCCTGAAGATGACGACGATGAAATAGATCTCGATTCTCTCATCGCTTCTTTGAAATCTGAAAGCGAACAACGCATCGAGCGTAAAGAGGAAGAGCCACGTACAGAGCCAGATGGCGAATACGGCGAAGAGCACGATGCTGATCTTGACGCTGAAGCAGAAGTATTGAAAATGGTCAAAGCTCACGATGCAGATCAGCAAATAGATCAAGACAAAGCAGATAAGAGCTCAGATATGTTTGTTAAAGATTTGAAGAAACGCGCTTATCCAAAAACAGAAACTTTCAAACCAGGGAGTTTGGTGCTTGTGAAAATTGGAGATATGCTTAAAGAAGGTACTGTGATAGATACTGATGCTCGCTTTGTTGATGTACAAGTTGATGGTGAGCTTGAAGTAATACCCGCAGCGCTTGTAACCAAGATGGATTTTGATGAGTCTATTCTTGATGAATTGAATACGGATAACATTGAATCGATAGTCGATCGACTTGCTAGGGAAATATAACGAAAGGGTTGGCCATGCTTGCTACATTAACAGACGTTCTTGACGTACCAGTTTCTTTGGATACTATTCTGCAGATTCGTGAAACAAATTCATACCAGCGTACATTGTTTTTCCAAAATCTGACAGCAAGTGCACTCGCAGCGCAGATAGAAGAATCTGGCGATGGCGGTGGTACGTGGACACTAATCGATACTTCTTTCGCAATCGGTATAGCAGGTTCGGGAAGTGATGTTGTAATAAAGAATATAAGTTCCACAAATATTCTTCGAGTTAGAGCATCAGGTGGCGGAAATGATAGAGATATGTACGTCGGATTTTCACGCATGTACTTGGATGCAAATCACATCTGGTCTTCGCCGTTGGTGTAAGGATAGCTAAAAATGGAAACAACAAAAAGAAGCATGCGTGACCAACGGAAGCTTAGAATTCAGGAATTAGGCGTCGGCCTCCCTGAATGGATATACAAAGCTCACATCGCTAAGCCAGAATCAAAACAAGACATTTTACCCGATCGTGCTAGTCCAGATTCAATTGTTTGGAAAAAAGGTACTTGGGTAGACGGCGTTTGGAAGATTGGTCATTGGAAAAACGGCACTTGGATAAATGGTATATGGGAGAACGGTCTTTGGGAAAATGGCATTTGGGAGGACGGTCTTTGGGTAACTGGTGCTTGGAAAGATGGTAAGTGGGAAGACGGTGTTTGGAAAAATGGTCGTTGGAGTGATGGTACTTGGGGAGGCGGCGTTTGGGATCAAGGTTCTTGGTTTGATGGTACTTGGGATGAAGGGGATTGGAATCATGGTATTTGGCATGATGGTGTTTGGAATGATGGTACTTGGAAAGACGGTACTTGGAAAGACGGCACTTGGTATAATGGTACTTGGGAGAAAGGTAGAATTTGGGATTCGAGCCTTAACAAGCTGGTCTTTTCCAAAGTCTCCCCCGCAGAATATTTTGCCGGAAAACAAGAATCTCTCAATTCAAAGACTTCGGCTTTAATTGAACGAGCAATTGACAAAATGCTAAAGGAAAAGGATTATGAACGTAACAGTGACGTCAGCTGAGATTGAGCAATTGAAATCAATTCAAGTAAATATGGATGCTTTGTGGTCTAAGTACAAAGTAGAAGAAGATGTATCACGTAAATGGTTTATTAATTTTCTTCGATCTCATCCTAATATCGATAACGCATTAGGTGGTAAAAAAAATCAACCGTCTGCTTTTTTGAGAAAATTAAGTATGTTTCCAGGTGATCTTACTGCACATAGGTATGCAAAAGAAGCCGAAAATATTTTGAATATAATTCCTGGTAGCGATGAATCCACGCATAGAACAAGTGACCTGATTGAAAGAGCGATTGACAAAGTATTGAAGGATAGCTAACATGCCGACAAACAAAGAACTTCCAGCTTGGGTCACCGCAGCAGAAACACAACAAGTAGAATTTAGATATACAAATAAAGGTGTTTTTGTATGGGAAAATGGTACTTGGGAAAATGGTGTTTGGAAAGATGGTGTTTGGGATTATGGTACCTGGTACAAAGGTACTTGGAAAGATGGTGTTTGGAATAACGGTTGGTGGAACGATGGGACATGGACAACAGGATGGTGGAAAAACGGTCAGTGGCACGGCGGCACTTGGGGTGGCGGTCTTTGGAGAGACGGTCAGTGGAAAGATGGTGTTTGGAATCAAGGTTCTTGGGAGGGTGGTACTTGGGAGGGCGGTACTTGGCATGTAGGTATCTGGGATGACGGTGTTTGGCGGGATGGTGTTTGGAAGAATGGTGTTTGGAAAGGGGGGCTTTGGGAACGCGGTACTTGGGAGGCTGGTGAGTGGCAGGGTGGTACGTGGAAAAAGGGCAAAATCTACGATCCAGACAAAAACGGTAATTTCAAGCCTGATTGGGAATGGGAAGGTAATTATGTCCATTCCCCCATCTCCCCCAAAGAATACTTTGCCGGAAAACAAGAAGCTC